GGCGTTGTGAAGACTGCGTACAACAAGTTCATGAGTACCCGCTACGTCGAGTAAGTCCCAATCAGAGCCCAGCAAGGGCTCTGATTCAAGTCCTCTTATTTTTGGCTGGAGAGAACGAACCACCGATGAAACCGATGCTCCGCGTTGCCCAGAAGTTCTCCGACATGACACCCGCTCAGGTAGTCGATACGATCATCGATTACTACGACATATTTCTATCCGACAACAACCTGGCGGACAATCCCATGGTCGTGTCGGCGTACTACTCATCTGCGGCCAACGAAGTTCGCAATCTCAAGATCAATTGGATTGCCAGAAACGAGATCATTTTCAAGCTCGAGACCATAGCTCGTGATGCTTCGCTGAGAATCAGATACGATATTCTCAAAAAGGCATTCGACCAGACCATCTAGGAGAACCATGCACGACTCGTGTGGTATATATCCGCATCACCTGTGGGACAAGACGGAAGGTTGGCGCTGGCGTTGCGTCAGATGTGATCGGAAGAGACGACCTAGATTTAAGGAGGTGAAATGAAACTACGGGATCACCAAGAGAAAGCCCTCGGACAGCTATCGAACGGCAAGATCTTGTTCGGAGGTACCGGCTCCGGGAAGACCCATGTCGCGGTAGCATATTATGACAGGAAGGAATCCCCTCGCGATGTCATCGTTATTACCACTGCGAAGAAAAGAGACTCTCTCGACTGGGAGAAGGTCTTTGCGGGAATCGGTGTGGGCCGTACTACGGACCCCCGAGTCGGTGGTGTACTCACTGTCGATTCCTGGAACAACATCGGAAAGTATTCACAGGTTAGTGGAGCTTTCTTCATCTTTGACGAGCAGAGGCTGGTCGGTTCTGGAGCTTGGGTTAAATCGTTCCTGCAAATCGTCAAGCGGAACCGATGGATTATGCTTAGTGCTACCCCTGGAGACACTTGGCTTGACTACATCCCTGTCTTCCTGGCAAATGGCTACTATGCTAATCGTTCTGAGTTCAAAAGGGAACACGTGGTATACGCGTCGTGGTCGAAGTTTCCCAAGATTGAAAGGTACGTCGGGACCGGGAAACTGATACGACTGCGCAGAAGCTTGTTGGTACACATGCCTTACCAACGCCACACTAAACGGCATGTGGAGATCGTGGACGTCTCTTACGACCGGACAGCGCTCATCAGGACGATGAAGGACCGATGGAACATATTCAAGGACGAACCCCTGCGCAATGTCGCCGAGCTGTTCTGGGCGATGAGGAGAGTTGTCAACTCGTCCCCCTCACGGCTGACCGCTATTCAGTCCTTGATGAAGAAGCATCCAAGGCTCATTGTGTTCTACAACTTCGACTACGAGCTAACGGAGCTCCGGAACTTGTCTGCCAATGGTATTACGGTTTCGGAGTGGAACGGCCACCGCCACCAAGATGTCCCGACTGGTGACTCGTGGGTATATCTCGTGCAGTACGCCGCAGGGGCCGAAGCATGGGAGTGCATCACGACAGATGCCATCGCTTTCTACTCTCTGACCTACTCGTACAAGTTCTGGGAGCAGGCTCAGGGGCGTACGGACAGGATGAACACGCTCTTCACAGATCTGTACTACTACGTACTCAAATCTCAGTCGTTCATCGACGATGCGATTATGGAGAGTCTGGACGCTAAGACAAACTTCAACGAATCGGCCTATATTGGTAAGTTTTAGGGCCTGGTAGGATGCAGTATAGCATACTATGACAAATCGCCACCATCTTCGGGCAATTCGGACAGAAGTTGATCTTGCCTTGTCATTTCTGTTTTGAAAACTACCCTACGCAACACAAAGATGATATCTATACAGATATCAAGTGTGTAATTATAGAAAACTTTTTGGCTTGTTTTTGGCAAAAATGACAACCCCCCGAAAGTGAGCCCCTGCATGTCCGAACTCTGGTCCGAGATCCCCTCTTTCCCCGGATACAGCGTTAGCAACTACGGTAGAGTGCGTAATGAGAAGACCGGATATCTCCTCGCGTTGCTCTTCAACAACACAGGAGTCGTCCAGGTTGGTCTCATGCGAGATCTCCAGCAGCACAGGCGATCTGTCCCCCTACTGGTGGCGAGAGCGTTCATACCGAAAGAGCCTCTCCAGGCCGAAGCGTTTGATACACCTATCAATCTCAACGGCGACCGCACGGACAACAGGGCTGCCAATCTGCTTTGGCGTCCTAATTGGTTCGCAAGGCGCTACCACAGACAGTTCTATACAGAGAGACCATATCCTCCAGCGCCGGTCCAGGACATCGAGACCGAAGAGATTTTCGAGAGTCCGATGCACGCTGCTGTGAAGTTCGGGCTGCTCGAATACGACATCCTCGTGTCCATATTCAACAACGAATTCGTCTGGCCTACATACCAGCGATTCCGACAAACAGATATCAACTAGGCGGTGATACATGGGGTATAATAGAAGGGATGAGATGCGCCTTTTGTTTGGGGGTGAAACATGCTCGAAAACGCTTACAAATCCTCTTTGGTTCCGCGAATCAAGAGACGGATGCCAGAGTCAGAAGTCATCATCATCGACACGGCTTTCCACCAAGGTTTCCCAGACCTCATCATCCTGCTGGGTGACCGATGGGGAATGCTTGAAGTCAAGAGAAGCGCTCGTGCCCCATTCAGGCCTAACCAACCCTTCTACCTCGCGAAGTTTGGAAGGATGTCGTTCGCGGCCGTCATCTACCCAGAGAATGAAGACGAGGTCCTGAATGATCTTCAATACGCGCTCGAATCTCGCAGGAACTCACGCATTTCTTAGTCCTAGCAACCCTAGCTGGTTGAACTACGACGAGGAAAAACTCGATAAACTGTTCTTCATGTCGATGGCTGCAAAGCGAGGCACCGACCTCCACGCCTTCGCTCATGAAGCCATTCGTCTTCGAGTAAAGCTTCCTGAGGGCAACAAGACCCTCAACATGTACGTGAACGACGGAATCGGCTATGACATGTCCTGTGAACAGCTCCTATATTTCTCGGAGAACTGTTATGGCCACGCAGACAATCTTGGTTTTCGTAACAACATGTTGAGGATCCATGACCTCAAGACTGGCGTTACTGAAACATCGTTCTACCAACTGGAGATCTATGAGGCGTTGTTCTGTCTGGAGTACGAGAAGAACCCATTCAAGATCGACGCAGAACTGCGGATCTACCAGAGTGATGTTGTTAAGGTTCTCGAACAACCTGACCCAGATAACATCATGCACATCATGGAGAAGATCAGAGCCTTTGACAAGAGAATCAAGCTTCTACGGCAGGAGGTGTCTTAGTGTTCCTTTCTGAAGAAGAGTACCTCGCCCACTACGGCATCCTCCGCAAGAGCGGTCGATATCCTTGGGGTAGCGGAGCAACTCAGAATGAGCGCAACCGAATGTTTCTGGGTGCAGTTGAGGACCTCAAGCAGAAAGGCTTGAGTGAATCCGATATTGCTACTGGGTTTGGTCTCACCACCACCCAGCTTCGTGCAGCAAAGACCATCGCCAGGAATGAGCAGAAGCAGGCTCAGATTGGTGAGGCTAAGCGTCTCAAGGACAAGGGATATTCCAACGGCGCCATTGCTCAGAAGATGGGGCTCGCTGGAGAATCAAGCGTTCGTGCTCTTCTTTCTGCTGACCAAGCAGACAAATCAAAGGTTCTTACTTCAACCTCTGACATGCTCAAGGCTGAAGTGGATGACAAGAAGTTCATCGATATTGGCGCTGGTGTAGAGAACCGCCTTGGTCTTAGCAAGGAGAAGCTCAACGCTGCCGTGGCCATCTTGAAGGAGAAGGGCTACGTAACTCACACCGTACAGGTAGATCAGCTTGGGGCTCCAGGAAAGACCTCAGTCAAAGTTCTTGCTCCTCCTGGTACTACCTACGCCGATATTGCTAAGCAGAAGGAGCTAATTCAGCTTCCTGGTAGCTGGACTCAGGATGGTGGAAGATCATATTTCCACCCAAGAGACTTTCCTCCGGTCTCAATCGATGCTAAGCGTGTTGGCATCCGCTATGCCGATCAAGGTGGCGGTGCGGCTGATGGTGTCATCTATGTGCGTCATGGTGTGGAAGACGTGTCATTGGGTGGCAACCAATACGCTCAGGTTCGAATCATGGTCAATGGAACACACTATCTGAAGGGAATGGCCGTCTACAAGGACGATCTCCCTCCAGGTGTGGATCTTCTGTTCAACACAAACAAGAGCGACACAGGCAACAAGCTCGACGCCATGAAGCCCTTGAAGGAAGACAAGCGTACAGGGTCGATCGACAAAGATCTTCCCTTCGGTTCGGTCACCAGACCGCTCGTAAAAAAGAACAGTAAGGGTGAAGATGTAGTCTCTTCTGCCATGAACATCGTCAACGATGATGAAGACTGGGCGAAGTGGTCAAAGAGCGTGTCCTCACAGATGCTCTCTAAGCAGAGTCCTGCCTTGGCTAAGACTCAGCTCAACATGACCTACGAGCAGAAGCGTGCCGAGTTCGAAGCTATATCTGCATTGACCAACGCTGAAGTCAAGAAGACTCTGCTTGAGGACTTTGCTGATGGTGTTGATGCTTCTGCGGTGCATCTCAAGGCTGCTCACTTTCCTCGCCAGAAGACACACGTCATATTGCCAGTGAACTCAATGAGGGAGACAGAAGTCTATGCTCCCAACTATGACAATGGTGAGAGAGTAGTTCTCGTTCGCTTCCCACACGGAGGCATATTTGAGATCCCTGAGCTCACAGTAAACAATCGTAACCCCGAGGCGAAGAAGCTTCTGGGTCAAGCAGACAATGCCATTGGTATCAACAGCAAGGTAGCTCAGCGTCTTTCTGGCGCCGACTTCGATGGCGATACAGTCTTGGTTATTCCCAACAACAGGGGACAGATCAAGATTGCTCCACCTCTTGAGGGTCTGAAGAACTTCGACCCAGTAGCATCATATCCTAAGTACGAGGGTATGCCGAAGATGTCATCTCGTACTAAGCAGGTCGAGATGGGCAAGATCTCTAATCTCATCACTGACATGACTATCCATGGCGCTAGCAATGAGGAGCTTGCTCGAGCAGTTCGTCATTCCATGGTCGTCATCGATGCTGAGAAGCATGAGTTGAACTACAAGCAGTCTGCTCTGGACAATGGTATATCTCAGTTGAAAGAGAAGTACCAGGGTAGCGCAACTGCTGGTGCATCAACCCTCATATCTCGCAAGAAGCAGGAAGTCGATGTTACTGAGCGGAAGTCTAGCTTCGTCATCGATAAGAACACAGGCGAGAAGATCTTCAGGGAAACGGGCGCTGTTGTAGTAGATCGCAAGACTGGTGAGACCCGTGCCAAAACAAGCAAGGCCTCCTCTATTCTGGAAGCCCCAGATGTGAACGCCCTGTCCTCAGGTACCGTGATCGAGAAGGTCTATGCCGACCATTCCAACAAGCTCAAGGCCCTTGCCAATGAGGCTAGGCGAGAGGCTGTAAATACACCCCCCTCCAAATACAACAGCCAAGCAAAAGCCGCCTTCGCTCCTGAAGTGACCTCCCTCAATGCGAAGTTGCAGATCGCTTTGCGAAACGCCCCCCTTGAAAGACAAGCCCAGCTCATTGGAAACGCCATAGTCTCCCAGAAGCGGGCAGCAAACCCGGACATGGAATCGTCCGAGCTCAAAAAGATCAAATCAAAGGCGCTTGATGAAGCCCGTACCAGAACAGGCGCCGGCAAGAAAAGAATTGAGATTACCCCCGCAGAATGGGATGCAATTCAGGCTGGTGCAATTACCCCGACCAAACTGAAGTCCATCCTGGACAATGCAAATATGACCACCGTCAAGGAACTTGCTACCCCACGTTCCCTGGAAAAGATGACTTCTGCAAAGACTACTCGTGCTAAGGCCATGCTAGCCTCAGGCTACACACAGGCAGATGTGGCTAAGCAACTAGGCGTCTCTGTTACTACGCTTAAGCGTAGTCTTAGTGAGTAAGGAGGAATGTAATGACTGTTCACATGCTTAGTACTATTGACAATCCTTACAATCCTTGGACTCACTATGATGAGTGGTACAACTTTGATCAAGTTGCCGGTTACTGTACCATCTCCTTCCTTGGCAGAATCGTTCGTTCATCTGATGAGTTGTCACAAACTGATCAAGATCAAGCGATTGAAGATGCGATTGAAGAAATTGTGAAAGAAAATGTTTCCGGCATCTATATCAGAGTGCCTGAGCCAACAGGCTGAGGTTCCAGGGATCTGTTAGGTATGGGGGGAGGGGGTCGAAAAAATATACCCCCCCCCTCTGCAT